ACCAGAATGTGGACATCCACACCAATGGCACGGCGGTGGTTGCGACCAATACCGTGAACGGCGCCGCTCAGCAGGGCGCTGCCATCGTGGTCAACGCCCTGAACGGCACGGTGACGCGCGGCACGAAAATTACCTTTGCAGGCGTCTTCGCGGTGAACCCGCAGAGCCGCGTGTCGACGGGAACGCTGATGCAGTTCGTGGTGACGGCAGACGCTGCCAACGCCGCGACCTCGATCAGCATCAGCCCGGCGCTGGTAAACTCGGGTGCCTTCCAGAACGTGACGGCATCGCCTGCCAACGCAGCGGTCATCACCATCTTTGGTACGGCCTCGGGATCGTTCAATGCGAATCCGGCCTTTCACAAGGATGCCTATACGTTGGCCATGGTGCCGATGTACGCCCCGCCCAGCGGCAAGGGCGTGATCGACGTCGCGCAGCAGACCTACAAAGGCATGAGCATGAAGGTCACCGAGTTCTATGACGGCATCAACGACAACTACGTCATTCGTTTCGACGTGCTGTTCGGTTGGGCCGCCACTTACCCAGAGCTTGGCGTGATCTACGCGACCTAATTGCCACCCCATCAGGAGAACCTTTCATGACAGTCTTACTAGCCAAATCCTATGCCGGCGTTCCCGCCGGCCAGGTGGCGTCCTTCACAACGGAGCTTGAGGCCGCGCTGATCGCGCAGGGCATTGCCACCGCATCAACACGGGCGAGCACCAGTACGGGCGCCCAAACGCAGAATGCACTGCAGGGCACGGTCGCTATTCCGGCGGCCGCCTCCTCAGTGGTCGTGACCAACAGCCTCGTCGATGCCAATAGCCATGTGGATGCCAAGGTCGCGCAAGCGGCGGCGGACGGCACATTGCTACGGGTTGAGCGTGTTGTTTGCGCTGCGGGATCGTTTACCATCTTCGGCACCGCCAACGCGACAGCGACGACGCTGATCGATTGGGAAATCGTGCCTAACTCAGGGATGAGCCAGCGCCTCTAGGGCGCAGTCCAGGGCCGCGGCTCGCGCTGCGGCCCCTTTTTACCAACCGGAGAAAAAACTATGTCTGAGCAACCGTTAAGCCGAGCGAAGGTCGAGGAGCAGCTCGAACGTGAAAGCCGCGCCCGTGGCTTTGTCGAGTATCCCAAGATGTTGCACAAGACAGACGGCAACCACGTGATCGTCAATAACAAGGCCGATGAGGAGGATGCATTGCGCAGCGCCGACGTCCACCCGACGCCAGACGATGCGGCGAAGGAAAAGGCGAAGCGCGATGAGCGCGATGCGGGCAAGACGGCCGTCGCAGCCGGCGCAGAGGCGAGCGCCAAGGGTAAGGGCGGCAAGAAAGACGACGCGGCCTAAATATGCCCTCCGGCGTCACAGCAGGGGATTTGATCAAAGGAGCCGCGCGCCTGATTGGCGCGATCGGCACCTCCGAGGTACTGACGGCGGATGAGTTCACCGACGGTTTAGCCGCGCTCAATGATTTGATGGAGGTCTGGTCGATCCAGAATTTGGCGGTGTGGGGCGGCACAACCGACACTTTCAACGCGGCAGCCGCCACCGCCTCCTACACAATTGGCCCCACCGGGGTATGGGTCATGGACCGTCCCGTCAGGATCAATGACGCCTACTGCACGTTGTCCGGCATCGACTATCCGATCGAGATTCTGGGCCAGGAGGACTACGACCTCATCAGCCTCAAAACGCAGCCCGGACAGATCGTCGAGCGCATGCTCTTTGTGAACGACAATCCGAACGGCCGCATCACGCTGTGGCCCGTGCCCTCTGCAATCATCCCCATTACGATGAATATCGATCGGGTGCTGACGCAGGTTGCGAGCACCGCGACCGTCATGGCCTTTCCGCCGGGATATCTACTCGCCATGCGCTACGCGCTCGGGATACTGATGGCGCCCGATTACGGCCGCATCGTGACCGAGGAGGTATCGCGCGTCGCGCAGAGCAGCTTTGCCGCGATCAAGCGGGCAAACAAGGTGCGGATGACCGCGAGTTTCGACTCGGGACTTGTGGGGCACGATGGCCCCGTGACGTATCAACGGGGATTTTGAGTGCAGCCGCTGCAACTGGTCGGGCCCTCCTACGTCGCCAGATCGGTTAACTTCGACGCCTCCCGCACGATCAACCTCTATCCGGAGGCCTCCGAGAGCGGCCAAAGCAAGTCGATCGCGATGCTGGTGGGGTGCCCCGGGCTGGTGCGGTTTGCGACGCTCGCCGGCGGCGGTATTCGCGGCACGCTGCGATTTAGCGCCACGGTGGCGATCGTGGTGGCCGGCGCCAATGTCTACATGGTCAACACCGCCGGCGCCGGCACGCTAATAGGCACTGTCGATGCCCTGACAACGCCGGTGAGTATGGCGAGCAATGGCACCGTGGTGATGCTGGTGACGGGTCCGAGCGGTTATGTGGTGACGCCCGCCAGCTCGTCTGTCGCGCAGATTGTTGATTCTGACTTTACGGGCGCCGACCGCGTCGACTTCATTGCGGGTTACTTTGTTTTCAACAAACCCGGCACGCAGCAGTTTCAAATCACCGGCCTGTACTCGACCGGCATCGATCCCCTCGATTTTGCCTCTGCCGAGGGCGCCCCAGACATGCTGATCTCGTTGATCTGCGATCACAAGGAGGTGTGGCTGTTCGGAGAGACGACCACAGAGGTGTTTTTTAACTCCGGTAATCCAGACTTCCCTTTTGAGCCCATCCAAGGCGTGCTGATCCAGCAGGGTTGCGGGGCGAAAAATTCCCCGGCCCGCTTTGCCGGCGGCGTTGCGTGGCTCGCGCAGAACGAGCAGGGATTCGGTATGGTGGTGCAATCTAACGGATACCAGCCAAAGCGCATTTCGAACCACGCTGTCGAGCTGGCCATTCAGGGCTACACGCGCGTGGACGACGCTGTCGCCTTTAGCTATCAGGTCGAGGGGCACGAGTTCTATGTGATAACGTTTCCGACGGCAAACAACACCTGGGCCTATGACGCCAACACGCAGCTGTGGCACGAGCGACAGTGGCGAAACTCCGCCGACGCGTCGATGAACCGCCACCGTGCGCAGTGCATGATGGCCTTTGCCGGCGACGTGATCGTCGGCGACTGGGAGAGCCCCTACCTGTACCGGTGGGACCTCGACACCTACACGGACGATGGCGGCATTCTGCCCGCCATTCGACAAATTCCGCACCAGGCCTCTTCAGACAATACGTATCAGTTTTTTCACAAGCTTTGGCTCGATATGCAGACTGGCATCGGGCTCAATGGCACCGTGCAGGGGTCCGATCCCATGGTATCGCTGTCCTGGTCCGACGATGGCGGAGCTTCGTTCGGAACAGAGATGTGGGCACCCGCTGGCAAACTAGGCGAGCGCAAGCGGCGCGTGAACTACAGACGCCTGGGCAAGTCCCGCGATCGCGTCTTTCGGCTGCTGATGACCGATCCCGTGAAACGCGCCTGGATTGGCGTCGGGTGCGATATGACCGAGGGCGTGGGCTGATGGCCGACCCACTGTTTTTCGCCCCGCAACGCACGCCGGTCATCGACGCGCGCACGGGGCTGATGTCGCGCGAGTGGTACCTGTTTTTCCAGGCCTTGTGGCTTCGTGTCGGCGGCGTTGCGGGGCAGAGCGTCGACGATCTCCTGCAGAACGAGGCCGAGGGCGTCAATACTGCGGACGTCATGGCGCTGACATTCGCCGGCTTTAACGAGACCGGGCAATTGCCGACAGTTGTCGCTGAGCTGCGCGAGAAAATCAACGACTTAACCAATGAAGTCCAGGCCCTGCGTCAGGGTCCGGTGATGTGAGGGACAGATCATGACAGTTCAAGCCAAATCGCTATTCTCGCCCCTGCAGATCACGGCGGCCGAGGTCACGCAGTACACCGCACCGGCGGCCACACGCACCATTATCGATAAATTCACGGGCACGAATACGACCGGTGCAGCCGCCACCGCGACCATCAAACTGGTGCCGAGCGGAGGGGGAGCGGCGGCGAGCAATACTATTGTGTCCGTCAAAAGCATTGCGCCAGGTGAGTGCTACACGTTCCCAGAGATCGTTGGGCATGTGCTGAACCCCGGCGATTTTATCAGCACGCTCGCCGGCACTGCGGCCGCAATCACCGTTCGAGCGTCGGGTCGCGAGGTGAGCTGATGCACCCGGAGGAGACCGCCGGCATTGCCAACGCGGCCGCCCAGCAGGCGTTACAGGCAGTTTTGGCGACCTCCAATGCCACGAATGCGGGATCGGTGACCCAGCCGGTGCAACTACCGGTGCTGACGGTCGCGAAGCTACCGCCGGCAGCGAGCATGCAAGGCGCGATGGCATTCGTGACCGATGCCACACAGACCGCCATTTTGGGATTGGGTTTGGCTGTCGTCGGAGGCGGTGCCAACAAAGTTCCTGTCTACAGCGATGGCACCAACTGGCTGATCATATGAAGAACTTCCAATTCCTCGCGAGCATTGACCCCGCGCCGCTCCTAAACCAAATCCTGCGCCAGCCCGCGCTGTGGCAGGCCGACACCTATTTGCGCGACTATCCGCAGGGTCCTTTTGGTGAGGTCGATACCATTTTCCTGCGCTTCCCACCGGCCTCGGTGACCGAGATGGAGCGCAGTGCCAGGGACCAGCACGAGTGTGTGTGGATGGACGGTTGGCTACACTTACCGGCCGCGCGCCCGATCGTGTTTGGCCTGATGGCGCAGGTGCAGGGCGAGCGCCTCGGCCGCGTGATGGTGAACCGCATTAAGGCCGGCGGCCACATATTTCCGCACGCCGATACGCCGGTGCACGCCGAGTACTGGGACCGATATCACGCGGTGCTAAAGTCGGGTCCTGGCTGCAATTTTCGCTGCGGCGAGGAGGTCGTGAATATGGAAACTGGCGCGGTTTACTGGTTCCAAAACGCTCTCGAGCACGAGGTGCTCAACAACAGCGACGACGACCGCATACACCTGATCATGGACGTGCGCACGCAGCGCCTCTCGGTCTCTGGCACTACCCCGACATCGCCATGACGATCAGCTACCAGGTAGAGTCCTTCACAGCGAACATGAAGCAGCTCAAGCCCATGCTGCCGGATCATTGGCGCGAGTTGGCGCTTGATCAGGACCGAGT